GCAACCAATCTTTACAGCCAGCAATACGCCGACAATGCCGACGAAACGCACCCGGCCATTATGCGGGTGTATGTCCCCAGCGGATGCGTGCGCATCAATCAAATGCTGCTTTCGTGGAGCACGGAAGCCTTCCGGGCCTACGAAACCGGCGCAGCTGCGGGCGGCGGCACGGCGACCACCACGGAAAGCGGCGGCGCTTCCACGTCCACCAGCAGCGCGGGCGGTTCCGACGAACGCACCAGCAGGGCGGGCGGCGCGTATGCCACCACGGTGGAGCAGCGCGTGGTGAGCACTACTGGCTCCACAGGCGGCGCGATACGCGGCCACAGCGGCGACACCAGCGGCATGACATCCTACGCCTACGATTACAGCGGCAACGCTATGAGCACGACGGGCGAAGCGGCGCTGACCATAGGAGACAGCACCCTGCTGACCACGGACAGCGGCGGCGGGAGCGTGTCCACCAGCGAGGCGGGCAGCCATGCGCACACAGGCGGCAAGCATACGCACATCTTCGGGCATTACCATTCCATCCCCAGCCATACCCACACCATTGGCAGCCACACCCACAGCGGCCCCAGCCACCGGCACAGCTTTTCCGGCAGCGATTCATTGGCCAATGGCCACACCCACACGGTGACGGTGAAAAGCCTGAACAAGGCCACAACAACTACCGGCGTGAGCACGAACGGCATCCACAAGGTGGAAATATCGGGCGATACGGGCTATGCAGGCACCGGCACCACCGGCAGCGCAACGCCCACCTGCGGCGACGGCGGCAGCGGCACCACGGGCAACGCGATTTATGCTTCCGGCAACTCCCACACCGAAACCGCCGAGGGCGGCGCGGTGGCGACCACCAGCAACGGGGCGCACACCCACACCATGGGCGACCACACCCACGGCATGCGGCACACCCACAGCGCGGGCAAGCACAGCCACAGCATGGGCCACACGCACGAATTCAAACATTCGCACAACGTGACGGTGGTGGTGACAATCCCCGAACAGAAGATCACCATCCCCGGCCACAGCCATGTGGTGGAAATCGCCGCGCATACCCACACCGTGACCATCCCCGACCACACCCACGACCTGACGCTGGAAGACCATACCCACGAGATCATCCACGGCATCTATGAGGGCGGCACGGCCCGAAATGTGACGCTGTATGTGGACGACAACGAGGTGCCCGCCGAGAGCGTGAAGGCCAGCGAGATGGACATCGTGCAATACCTTGCCAAGGATGAAGACGGCAAGATCACGCGCGGCACATGGCACGAAATCAAGATCGTGCCCGACAGCCTGACCCGCATCGAAGCGAACCTGTTCGTTCAGACGTTCGTGCAGAGTGTGGGCGGCGGGGACTATTAAGCACAAGGGGGCTTTTTATGGCAAGCAACTGGACGATTGAGCAGGACATTGACCTGCGATGCGGCGCGCAGACGCCGCAAATCTGGCCCAATGCGCTGATGCTGACCGGCGACAATCTGGCCCATACATGGCGGGTGCGCGTGTTCGACGGCGGCGAGGCCGTGGCGCTGACCGGCGCGACCGTCACGGGCTATTTTGTGCGGACGGACGGCAACACCGTGGCCGTTCAGGGCAGCGTGGAGGGCAACACCGTCGCCGTGACGCTGGCGCAAGCGTGCTACGCCTTCGAGGGCGACCTGAAGGGCGTGATGCGCCTGACGCTGGGCGGCAAGACCGTCACGCTGTCCGTGCTGACGCTGATGGTGCGCAAGGTGCTGACCGACGCCATCATCGACCCCGGCAACGTCATCCCCAGCCTTGAAGACCTGCTCGCGCAGATCGAGGCCATGGAGACGGCGACCGCCGCGGCCAATACCGCAGCCGGTGCGGCCAATACCGCCGCAGCAGCCGCCAACAGCGCGGCCAGCGCAGCGAACACCGCCGCGACCGCCGCCACCAACGCAGCCAATGCGGCCAACAGCGGCGAAATCGCCCGCGTGGCCGCAGAGAAGAACCGGGCAAGCGCCGAAACGGCCAGAGCGAATGCCGAAACGGGGCGGGCCAATGCTGAAACCCAGCGCGCCGACACAGAGGGAGCGCGCGCAACCGCCGAACAGGGGCGCGTCGCCGCGGAGCAGGGCCGCGTGGCTGCCGAGCAGGAACGCGCAAGCGCTGAAACCGCACGCGAAACGGCGGAGGCTGCACGGCAGGCCGCGCTGGGCGGCCTTTCCTTTGCCGTCAACGAGGACGACGGCGGGCTGGATATTACTTACACCTACACCGAAACGGAGGGATAAACATGCCGAGCGAGAAAACGAACTTCCCGCGCGAATCGACCATGAAGGAAATGGCCAACGCGCTGGCCATGATTGCCGTGGCGCAGGCCAGCAACGCGGGCGACATCACCAGCGGAAAAGCCATTGCGCAGATCGTGCGCAGCGGGCTGG